TTGGCGACCCGGGTGTTGTCGCCGGCATCGACATACGCTTTTGTCGCTGCGTGATTCGCGGCAGTTGGCGCGCCAGAAAGCGTGAGCGCCCCCGTCATAGTGTCGCCCGCTTTGGCCACCCGCGTTTCGAGATCCGCTGGAGTCGCAGCACCAGCTGGCGTGACGACGTTGGTAGACGGATTGATCGTTGCGATCACAATGTCATCAGCACCGTCATACAACGTCAGTTCCCAATTCGTGCTTGAAACCTCTCGAATCCACAACATTCCGCCTTGCACATAGCTCGGTCGACTCGCGCCGCGATGCAGAGTGTGCAACGCATCGCGCCAATTGCGCAGCGTCGTATTGAGCTGCGTGCCGCTGAACGGCGGTTGAGGATTGCCGTAGTCGTGTTGCGCCATTCTTGCACCTATCTGCTGTTACACCTGCCTGCCGTAGCCAACAGCCACCCAATCCGCGACACGCGTCACTCCTAGACCGACCGAATTGAAGAATTGCATGCGAAACCCTGATCGCGTTTGATTGGTCACGCTAACGTAATCGCCGGAGGCAAGATTGCGTCCAGTTACGACGATCGATGGTACAGCCGCAAACGGAGTCGCAAACATCACATCGAGCCCGGCGGCTGGCACCGACACGTTGTTTGCGCCCTCGGTGCGATCTGGCATGTCGATTTCCACGGTCAGCGCTGACACCACAGGTCGCGTCTCGCCATCGTCGAGCGATGCGAGCGTAAGACGAAACTGAAACGCGCGCGCAGTGTAATCGCCGACAACGAATGGCTGCCATTCGCTCCACGTCGGGGTGTCGCTTGGATCGTCAAGTGTTGTGCGCAGCTCAATCATCGCCGACCACTCGTCCGACTCGTCTGCAAATATGTTCTCTATTGCAAACACGTCAGGCCAAGCGAGCATGTCGTCGCTGGACAGCACACCCGTTACGTTGATTGATGCGGAAACGCGCGACACGTAGACTTGCGTTAGGTCAGGCGAAGAGAACTGGTAGGTGCCTGATGTATGGCCTGCAGATATCACCAGATTGTTGTTGGAAACAGTCAGATTCGTCTTCGTGCCATTCCAATCTGGATGCTGCGGTAGCTCCGCAACTGCGTTCAACTCTGTCAATGGATCGGCGAGATTGACAAACACCGCCGGCGTATGGCTCATCGCACCCGTCGGCAGCTCGGCGCGGATCAGGAACGATCCGCGCATCAACGGCACCTCAACCTCGGCCGTCGTGACACCGGTCGCAATATCGACTGCAGCGGTCCATTTCGCGTTTGCCGTCAGCGGCGAGAACCGAACGCGATAGGTGGCGTAGCCGTGCGCCCGCACTGGCGACCACGTTAGTCGCAATGTGTCGCCGCGCACGGTGCCGCGCACGTTGGTCACATCGTCTGGCGGAGCGTCCAGTCCGACGAGCAAAGTCGTCAGTGTTACCCACGAGGAATGCCGCCCCAGCGCATCGGTGGCACGCACACGGAACGTCGCTGGTCCTGGGCGCGTGTCCACAACGTCGATGCTGGCCGTTGCCGTCACACCGACCGGTCGCCAACCCGGATCGTCAGCGAGCTGCGCTTCCACTTGGTAGGTTTGCACACGCGGATCAGGAGACAATGCCCACGACACGGTTGCAACCGACGTTGCAGCGCCGCCTATTAACGCAATAAACTCGCGCACCGTCACATTGGACGGCGACTGCACTGGTCCAGTCGGGATGGCAGTGAATCCTGGCGGCGTCGCCGAGACGTTTTGTTCGATTCGTGCGTACTTGGTTGGATCATGCAGCAGCGCCGTGATCTCGTAGATCGACGGCTCGACTTCGGCGACCGACACGACGCGAAACTGTCGTGGCTCGACGGCGCTCGATGCAAGCAGCCAAACTGCGTTTGGCACGGGCACTTCCGGTAGCGCGCTGGCCAGTGTGAGCGTCGTGTGCGTTCCTGCGCTCGTAGTTACAGGACGCTGGGCAACCGTACCGTCCGGCAGTGTGACGCGCAGAGTGTAGGTCTGCCCTGATTCAAGCGTCACAGGCGCGTCCAGCGTTACTGTCGTGATCGTGGCCGCTGCGACGCGACCGCCGTAACGCACTCCAGCCAACCATTGATCCGCGACAGCAATGATGTCGCCAGGACGCAAGCCTGCGTGATCGAGTGCCGCACGATAGGTGACCGTCGTCGTCGCGGTCGCCTCAGTGTCGAGCACCCATCGACCGAGGCGACGCGCCAATCCGCGCGAAGTGACGCCGAGAGCCGCAATGTCGATCGGCCGAGATCCCCAGCGCGCAAGCGCTTGCTGATCTTCCACCAATTCGATTGTTGGTCTGTAGCCGTTCTCCGGATCGGTCCACGTCACCTGCGCCACAGTGTGACGCGATGACAATGCGGTGCCGGAATAACTGAATACGCCATCGATAACATTGGCGTTTGTCACAAGCTTCACCGGTTCGGCTGGCGCATCTTGCGTCGCGGTTACCAAACCGGCGCCCCAGTGCACCATGCCACGAAACGCTGCAGCAATGGTTTGCACCGCTTCCCACGCTTCGCGCGCGTCGTTGATTACGCCATTGAACGTGTAGCGCGGCTCCTGACCGCCAGCGCCATTCGGCACCATCTCGTCGCAATACTGCGCGATCGTGTAGAGCGCCCACTTGTCGACTGCCGCAGCCGGAATGCTCGATCCGAGACCGTATCTGTCATTCGTCAGCAGGTCGTAGAAGACCCAGGCCGGATTGTCAGTCCACGCAATCTGAAACGTGCCGTCCCATTGCCCTGTGTATGTCCGCGTTTGTGGATTGTAGTTTGACGGCACCTTGATCTTTAAGCCGCGCACGTCGTAGCTGCGCGTCGGCAGGCGTAATCCGAACACTTCCGCATCAATTGCCAACCCAATATAAGCGCTATCTGCGTATGAAATCTGCCAATCGCGCAGCTCTGTGTAGCTTGCCCACCACGTCTCGTTCTGCAGCAGCGCATTGCTGTCGTTGTCCGCAGTGAGTCGCCGCACGCGCACCTGCCATGGTCCAGGTTGCGGCAGTCGCACGCGATACGCGCGCTCGTATGGCGCAGTGCATTTGCCTGAGATCGTATCGTTGACGGCTTCAACCCATGGATCAGTGTCGCGCTTGATGTCGATTGCAATTGCGACACTCGTGCCAACCATGTCGCCAGTCGATGAATTGGTCAGGACCAGCGCAGGCACGCGAATTTTAACGCGCAGTGCGCTGATGCCGCTGGTCGTGATGGTGCGGACCACCGGCGTGTCGTTCCGCACGCGTTGCGCAACAGCAACTTCGGTTTCAGCAAAAGCAAACCCGGGGAGCGCGTGTTGATCTGGCAGGCCGACAACAGAGACCCATGTCACGCCACGGAAGTTAACGCTTCCGTCAGGATTCATCAGCGGTGTGTCATCAAAGTAGATGGATCGCGCGCCATCGACGAGCCCGACGATCTCGCCTTCTCCCAGCACGTCGACCAGGTAGGCAGTCGTCTTGGCTCGCAGCGTGTTCGGCGCTTCCTGCGGCGTGCGGCCACCGCCACCGCCGCGCTTGCCTCTACCTCCGCCGCGTCCGCGCAGCGTCGTCATGTGCGCCCCCACGCTTGCACGCCCAACGCACCATCAGGGATGGCAGGCAGTCCGGACGAGCTGGCAAGCTCTTCCACCACCAATCCAGCCGACGCGAGTACAGCGCCGACGCGCACGCGGCCATATATCAGCGGCACAGGTATGCCTTGGACGGACGTGTTGGTTGGACCGGACAGGAGATACGATTCCGCGCGCTCAATCGCGCCGCGATTCGGCATTTTCGGCTGCGGCGACAGCAGCGCCGCTGCGCCGGAAAGCGTCAACGAAAGGCCGACAGCGGCCACGTTCCCCGCAGTCAACAGACCCGGAATGACTGGCGCAGCCCAGTTGCCGCCTAGGAAGCCTGCGGTTGCTCCCGCAGCGACCGGCGTGGTGAATGCAAATGCGAACGCAGCTGCAACCAGCGTGATGCCGACGACGATCTTGCCGACGCCGCGTCCGCCTCGACCGCGCACGACCGGCACGATGTGCAATTCCGCATCGCCGAGCCGCATTGGCAGCGTGTCGACGTCGAGATCACGGCGATCTTGTCCGCGTCGGCGCACCACGCGCCATGCACCTTCAGCCAAGACGCGACGCATGTCGGGATACAAGCAGCACAACGCACGCACTGCTTCGGCTGCTGTTTCGACTGCTAGTCTATGCTCGCGTCCGAAACGACGGCCGAGGTCACCGTGCAGCTTGATTGTCCGAAGCGTATCGCAAGACATGTGTCACAAACCGCATCCAGGGGGCGAGAGGCTCTGCGCGCGACAATCGGTTGCGCAAATGATGCAGCACTAGGCCATTCGGCAGCACAATGCCGCCATGGTTGGTCGTGCTTGCCATCACTTGCGCTAGCACGACGTCGCCCGGCTGCATGGCTTCCGGTGCGATCTGCACAAAGCCAGCAGCGGCGAAGTTTTCGC